CGTTTTTCCTTGGTAAATGGGGATTGGACGGTAAAATAACGGGGCGTATTCTACCTTATTTCGCGTTTGCAGGTTCAGATTTTTAGACAATATTGTAAACAATCCGCCATATGCCCGCGCGTGTCGGGTTTGGCGGGGCCGTCCGCAGGATTAACGGGCAGAAACCCGCCTGCCCTTCCCCTCAATTTCTTATATATCGCGTTCCATCAAAAGACGCATTGCTTTTCTTAACCATTCCTTTTGGCAGACGGGCGGAAGGGTTTTTTTGATGCCATCATCAAAATCAATATTTTCTTCTTTCCGGTTAAAACCCCGACATTAGGGGCGGCGAATCCGATTGCGGGCGGAAGCACCCGCTTCCGATTCGGTGCGGAACAAATGGCGGTGCTTTATGTGCCGTTTTGTGTGTTGAAACACATAGGCAGATAAAAAGCCGCCCGCTGAAAAGCAGACAGCTTATATTTTGTGCCACCGAATTGTCCCAATAATCATTAACAATATGATTTATATATTTTTATTGGTGCGGACGGAGCGCATCTACGCTTATTCTACGTCCGCACTTCTTTCGTCTTTTTAAATCTATTTATCCCTACATATCAAAGCATTAAATTTAATATAGCCCTATTTTGCCCCGCTTTATATCTGTTTTGCTCTATTATATTTGCACCCGAATTGCACCCGAATAAATATGGCAACCATCACTCAACGTAACGGCAAATGGCGCGTACAAATCCGTATGAAAGGCGTTTCCCGTTCCGCCACATTTGAGCGGGCATCAGACGCGAAGGCGTGGGCGGCGCGAATAGAGTCGCAAATTATGGACGGCATCCAAGGCAATGCCCCGCGAAATACTATCTTTGCCGACCTTATCCGGCGGTATTTATCCGAGGTTACACCATCAAAGCGGGGCGCACGGGAAGAATCATACCGCATTGGACGCGCACTAAAAACACCTTTGGCAAAGGTGCGGCTTGCCGACCTGCGCCCTCAAGACTTCGCCGATTGGCGAGATCAACGGTTGCAGGAGGTATCCCCCACCAGCGTCGGACGCGAATTAACCACTTTATCCGCCGTCTGCGAACACGCCATGAAAGAGTGGGGACTTCTTCGCGAAAACCCTGTACGCAAAATCAGCAAGCCGAAAAAAAGCCGGGCAAGGACAAGACGGCCAACCGAGCAGGAAATTGCCGATATTTGCGCCGCCCTCCTATACCGGCCTAATGAGAAACCGAAAATGGCGGTGCAACGGGTTGCCGTTGCCGTCCTATTTGCCATCGAAACCGCCATGCGGGCAGGCGAAATCTGCGGCCTAAAATGGGCAGATGTGAATATGCGGCGTCGTATTGCCCACCTCCCAATAACTAAAAACGGCGACAGCCGTGACGTGCCATTATCCTTGCGAGCCGCCGAACTAATAGAGCAACTGCGCGGAATTGATGACACATGGGTGTTTAGCCTGGATGCCAAAAGCCTTGATGTATTATTCAGGCGAGCGCGGGATAATTGCGGCATACAAGGCCTGCATTTTCACGACACCCGCCGCGAAGCCCTCACGCGCCTATCAAAAAAAGTGCCTGTGGAGGTCTTGGCAAAAATCAGCGGGCATCGGGATTTAAGGATTTTACTCAATGTTTACTACCGCCCCGACATGGCGGATATTGCAAAAATGTTGGATTAAAATATTTTTATTTAAAAACATAGGGCACACTGCGTATTGAAAATAAAGAGGAAAATTAATTATCTTCGGTTTCAAAGGTTCATTAAAAAAGAATCTATAAAAAATGCCGTCCGAAAGCCCTTCGGACGGCATTTTTATTGAAAGGCTCTCTTCAACCGCTTTACACGAAGGCGGTTTTTTTGTATAGTCCGGTCCGCGGGGTGCGGAATCTTGAAAATAGTCAGGCAATGCCGTATATTCCGACGCAAGGATTTATTCTCAACATCAGCTTAAGGGGATGACAATGGGGCATATTTATTCGGAAAGCCGTGATTTCCGCCTTTCGGACGGCTGGGACGGCAATGACTGACAACCTAATACAGATAGCAACGCCGATATTGACTGTTATCGGCGTTTTTGTTGCCGCTTACGGCATCATGAGGAATACGGAAAACGCCAAAAAGCGCGCCACCATCGACATGATCATGGCCGAACGTAACAATGCCGCCCTTCAAGAAGCCATAACCATAGTAAACGGGCTGGCAAAAACAGACGGATGCATACTCGCCACCTATACATCAGATACCCCGGACAAGAAGAAAGACCGTGAAGCCATACTGACAGTTTTAAACCAGCGCGAATTTGTCTGTGCGGGCGTATTGGGCGGGGCGCTGCACGAGAAAATGTATAAAGATTTCGAATACTCCATGCTGTTACGCGACTGGGACAACCTAAGCAGCTTCATTTTTGAAATACGCCGTATCAGGAGCGCGCCGACGGCCTTTCAAGAATTTGAAGCCGTAGCCCGGAAATGGAAGAAAAAGCCTCTGAAAACCAAATAGCTTAATAGCTTGACGTACGCCGCAACATAGGCCGTCCGAACCTTTCGGACGGCATTTTCTCAGACAAATTTAAAGTCCCGTTTCATCTGCTTCAAGAGCTTCGCCAAATCGTTTTTATGGATGAAGTCGCCGCCTGTCGAATTGATGATGACGGTGCTGCCGCCTCCCTGCTGATCCGCCATTTCACGGATGGTTTGCGCGTGTTCGGCAGGCAGGACCATCTCGTTTTCGTGCAGTTGGGTCAGCGGGTTGATGCCTGCCGGGATGTCCCAGCCGCCTGCCGCCGAGGGAATGCGCGTCGTGGTTGTGGTCGTTTGAGAACCGCCGCCGCCGCCCATCAGTCCCATTACAGCCGACATCATCGCCGCCATAGCCGCAACGGCAAGAATCGGGCCGACATATGGGATATGCGCCTGGGAAGCCGCCGCGCCTGAAGCCGCTTGAACAGCATTACTACTGACAACCGCCGTTGTCTCGGTTGCCTTAGTTGCCGCCGTCTTGGCTGCCGCCGCTGTCTCCAGCGTTTCCTTAGTTCCGAAAATCATCTTGTAAATGGCCGATTCCTCAACCATGCGCCGCATCAAGCCCGTCAAAGGTTTCGTAACCATTTCCTGAATAAAGGTTTGCCCCATACTCTTGAAAAAGCCGTTCATCGCCTGCCTGAAATTCTGCGCCCTCGCCAGCATGGCGGTGAACGCCTGCCCCATCTGCTGCTGTGCTTCCTGCCAAACGTTCCTGCCGCCGTCTTGCAGCATTTCCATGACGTTGGGCGCGTCTTTGCGGCGTTGGTTTTCGCGTTTGCCCTCGTTCTTCGCCTGCGTCCGTTCGTGCCCCCGCCCCAATTCGCCCATTTGGGCCTTGAGCTTGCCGATTGCCGCCTGACTGTATGCCGGGTCTTGTTCGGCAAGTGCGATCCGTTCCTGCAATGCGTCATAGGCAATCCGGTAACGTCGGTTTTCAAACTCGATTTCCAAGTCCAGGCGTTCGAGTTGCGAAATACGTCCGTCTGCCAGGGCTTGGTCTGCCGCGTCTTTCTCCATCTCCAGCTTGTGCTTGTCCAATTTCTCCCATTCGGCCGCCTGATTCATTTTGGCTTCGGTTGACTGCTTCGATAATTGGTCTTCAAGCGTCAGGATTTTTTCGCGGATTTTTACGCCTGTTTTTCCGTTGGCGTCCACCGTTGCCAGCTTCGCCCGCCAATATTCCGCCTCACGCGCCAAATCCCATTCTTGGTGCGTGAGCGTTTCGCGCTGCATTTCGCGGTGTGCGAGTTTTCGGGCTTTGATTTCCCCTTCCCAAGCCTGCATCGGGTCTTTGGCCGCGCCCGGACCGCCCGAACGGGATTTGCCCCCTTTGCCGCCGCCCTGATTTGCGCCCGGCTTTTTCCGGGCGGTTTTGGCGTGTCCTCCGCCGCCGCGTCCCTTGAGGGCATCGGCTTCGTGAATATCGGCGGCCCGTTCGCGGACGGCATTTGCCATTGCGCCGGCGCGGTCTTTCGTCAAGCTGTCATGAATACGCTCGCCAAGCCCGCCGTCGTCCATCCGCCCCATCCGAACCTTGTTCAGCTTTCCAATGCCCGATATCCCGGCCATCGACGCGGCTTTGTTGGCAAAGTCAATCATGCTGTTAATCATGCCTACCGCTTTGTTTATCATCCGTTCGATCGCGGAAATAAACACGTTGCCTATGGCCTTGCCGAGATTGGCGAAGAATTGCGGCATATCGTTTGCGGCTTCTTTAATCAGCATCCAGCCGGTTGCGAATATGTTGATATAAACGTTCACATACGCGCCGATTGCGCTTGAGATGACGCTCATCACGCGCCCGAACAACGACGGCCAGCCGCCCGCGCCCTCGTTCAGCCGGCCTGTCAGCCCGTCAAACCACGATTTGACGGTTCCCACCGCTTCCCCGACGGTTTCCGTGATGATTTGCCAAACCGCCCGAATCACATCGGAAAGATTCGACCAGCCGCCGCCGAAAACATCGATTTCATCGCCGAATTTCGCAATCAGCCCGACAACCGTGCCGATTGCGACGGCAATAATCCCGAACGGGTTTGCCAGCAGTGCAAGATTCAAAGCCAGTGTCGGTGCAACGGCGGCGGCAACGGCAACGGCAAAACCTGCGACGATCGGAACAACCAAATTAAGGTTATCCGCAATCAGTTTAATAACGGCGGCAATCCCCGACATTGTGCCGCTGTCGTTCAGCAGTTTTGAAACCATGCTTTGCCAGTTGTTCGAGAACACCGTCAAAGCCTGCCCCATCGTCACGGGCATTTTGGCCGCCTGCTCCCCGAACTTCTCCGACGCGCCGGAAATGGCTTTGAAAATCACATCCGCCGTCAATTTCCCTTCGCTGCCCAGCTTTTTGATTTCAGCGCGGGATTTGCCCATATATTCCGCAATGGTATCCAGCAAAATAGGTGCGGCTTCGGAAATGGATTTAAATTCATCGCCCTGCAATACGCCGCTGCCCAAAGCCTGCGATAACTGGAACAGCGCGGCGGCCTGTTGTCGCGCGCCAACGCCGCCGATGGTCATCGCGTTGTTGGTTGCCTCGGTGAATTTTAAAATTTCCTGCTGCGTGTAGCCGTAGTCTTTCAACGCGCGGCTTGTGGAAACGTACAGGTTTGCCGTTGATTCAAGCGATGCACTGGTACGGTTTGCCGTATCGAGAAGCTGCTGCTGCACGGCCAGATACTCCGTTTCAGACGACGTGACTTGTCGGACTTGGCTGTTTATCGACTGCATCGCATCGGCGGTATCAAGCACCGATTTGGCGAAGTCTGCGGTTGCTAATCCTGCCAGCAGTTTGGTCAGCCCCGATAAGCCTGAGCCGATTTTACCCACTTCGGCCCTAACCTTTTCAGACGCCTGTTGCGCCTGATTGCCCGCCGCTTCAAATCCCGCTTTCACATCGGCGTGCAAATTGCGCATGGTCTCGTGCATACTGTCGATTGCAGCTTTAAAGCCCTTTGCGGCATTATCGCCGCTGCTGCGCATCTTTTCCGCCGCCTTATCAGCATCGGCGGCGGCCGAATCAAAACCCTGCTTCGTATGGTTTTCTACCGTTATCCTGACTTTGGCTTCCAAATCGCTCATTTACAGCCCCAAATAAAAAAGCCGTCTTTTCAGACGGCATAACGTTTCAACATTTCCCGATAATTCGCCAATTCCCGTCCGGCAAACTCAAAGGCCTTCAAATCGGCACGATCGCCCGCATTTCGGCGCCCGTCCGGCCGGCAGGCGGTTTGTTTTTCACAAAATCCTTCGGCGTTCATCTCTGCACCCTGTCAAAATAAAAGGCTTTTTTGCAACCGCTTTACACGAAGGCGGTTTGACGCGCAGGGAATACAAATGCCGCCTGAACCTTTCAGAGTGCGAAGCCTGCCCATAGGGTACGGCATTTTCATTTCCGCCCATTATTGGTGCGCCTGATAATTTTGTATAACGCCCCCTTCGCGCAAACAAAACGGCAAAAATTTGCCGCGTCCGCCCGATATGTAAAAAATCGGGGGGAATGCCGACACTTCCCCCGATGCGGCCGCCAACCCCGAACCGACGGTTCGGTTGCAAACTTTCGGTTGACAACTCAATCCGCGCCCAACGCCCGTACCAGCGCGCCGTGCCGCGCCCTGCAGTCGTTATACATACCGGCCGCCTTCAGGGCCCACGGCAGCACGTCCGCGCCCGTGTTCCCTTCAAGGTGCGGCAGTTTCGGGCAGGGCCGCACCAAATCGGCGGGCGGCTTAACCGCCGTCGTCAACGGCGGCGTTGAGTTCGCGCACGCCGTCAGCATCAAAACAGGCATTGCGGTACACAGGTTTTTCAATGATTTTAAGCGTTTGCACATAGCGCACCCTTTCTTTTTCCTCACGCGCCGCCTTTTGCGCCTGATACGCGGCGGACGATTTGCGGGCGTGTTCGGCGTGTTCGACCGCGGCGGCTTTGAGGCGTTCCGAAACCTCCGACACCGCCGCACCGTATCCGCGACGGTATTGCGCCGCCCTGTCCAGCTGCCAAGAAACGGCGAAGAACGCGATTGCGGACAAAATAAGCAGCGGCTTCCAATTTTTCAGCAAAGCCCCAATCATTTACGCCTCGCCCGCGCCCTGTTTCGCCGTGGCGGCGGCGGCAGTCAACCGGTAACGCCCTTCGGCGGGGGACGAAGGCACGGCTTTGCCGCCAATCAGCTTGGACGGCCAGAAGTAGCCGTCAATGTCCGCAGGGTCAAACGGGATGATGGATACCATATTGCCCTGATTGCCGCCCAAGCCCAAGATTCTGCCTTCCGCGTCTTTGCCGACAACGAAGAACACGTGTCCGCCGCCCCGGCGCGGTTTGACCGCGATGCAGCCGTATGCGGGGGCTTCGAGTTTCGTCAAACCCGACATTGCCCAAGCCTTGGCGCGATACCAGTCCCTGATGACCGCGCGTCCCGCTTTGCCCAGGCAGTGTCCGACAAACAGGCCGCACCACGGCGTTTCGTCTTCAAAATACCAAGACTTTGCCGCGCCGGGGAAGCCGCCCGTCTCTTTGAGCCATTGCACAATCGTCGGATTGTGTTTCGCGCCGGGAATTTCTTTCAAACCGATGTGCCTTCTCGCTTCGGCTATCCACGGTAATTCTGTCATTTTTAATCCTTTCGGTAAAAGACGAGATGTAAACTTTGGGTTGGCAACTCGTTCTATGTTTTAAGTCGCAATCACAATGTGCACCGCATCGCCGAACACGCTGTCTTTTTCAGTCGCGTTTGCCGATACGGTAACTTTCCGCGCAGATGATATGTTGCCCGTCAACACAAAATAAAAAACAAAGTTGCAACATGCTGATTTATATTGTTATTTTTATTTACGTTTATTTACGATATGCAAATGCACGGTTACAAAGATATATTTGCATAACTGTTTAATTTTATTGAATTTTATTGATTCAATCAGTGTCTTTCCGCATCGTAAGGCTGCCCGGTTTTAACAATGTAATAGGCGGGCTTCGCCAGTTTGCGCATGATGGCAACGATAATTACCATCTTTGGCTTACCCGCTTTTTTCAGATTATTTATTAATTTCGGAAATGCGTTAAAACGGTAAGCACAAAGGGCGGGCATATACAGCGTACTTTTTAATCGTCTGTTTCCGTATCGGCTCAATCTGCCCCGACCTCTTACGCTTGTCCCTGATTGTATGATGGCGGGACTTAATCCGGCATAGGATACAAATTGGTTTGCGGTTTTAAAATGTTTTTCTGTCAGTTGCGCATAAAGAACTGATGCGGTGTCTTTGCCTATGCTCGGGATGGTTTGAAGATTGCGGTAATGGTTATTGTCCGTTTGTTTTTTGATTTGTTCGGATATGGCTATTTTTACCTGTTCCATCTTGTCCTGTATGGTATCTATCAAGTCTTGATGTATGTTCCTTATGAAGTCTTCTTCAGTGCTATGAAGACGGTTTTTAATTTGCTTCTGCTGTTGCTGTAATTGGTTTTTAAGATTAATCAGTTTTTGCAGTGCTTTGTTTTTGGGTATCTGATACGGTATCAATGTATCTTGATGCCTTTTTATGTAATCTGCTATCAGGTTTGAATCTGCTTTGTCGGTTTTGGTGCGGTTAAACCTGCTTTTTCCGTAGTCCTTGATTTTTAAGGGATTGATAACGTAAACGGTATAGTAGGAAGAAAGCATATCTGCTGCCTTTTCGTAATAGATGCCTGTTGCCTCCATGCCGATATAGACTTTTCTGATTCTGTTTCCCTTTATCCACAATCTAAACTGTTTTAATCCATCATCATTATTCTTAAATTTAATGTAATGGATACTTCCGTTTGTTTTATGCAATGTTGCGTCTATGGTGTCCTTTGAGATGTCCGACCCGATTATATTCATTGGTATTTTCCTTATTTATACAGCCTTGATACGGCTAGGATGATATTCAATTTTGAGGATGGATAAAGGCAGCCGGCATTTCTACGCGTCTGTTTTAATACATTGCGGGATTTGCTGCCTGACTGCCTTAGCCCTTGCTTTGCGCGAAACAAAGACCCGTAAGCCGTCTATATTCAAACGGTTTACGGGTCTTTTTTCTCTGTTGCCGTTTTCTTCAGTTTGCCGATCCGACCACGCCCCCGCCGATTCCTTCAAACGGTTTCCCGCGTTCTTCCCAATTGTCGTACATTAGGTTCTGCTGCGGTTTTCCGCCCAAGGTGGCAACTTGCGCCCTGTCCGAATGTTGCTGCGCGCTTTGCTGAACTTCCTGCCCTTGGCTTTCTTCTTTGTATGGGTTAAACGGCAAGCCGTTTTTTACATAGTCCTTGCACATCAACTCCGTCACTTCTTTCAATGCCGTCCCTTGATGCGAATAGCAGGTGCATCCGGTTCTTCCGCCTTCTATACAGCCTGCTATATATTCAAAGGTCCTTACCTGCCTTACACCGTTATAAATCGGCTTGCTTTCGGGTTTTTCGGGCAATGTCGGAACAAACATATCTGCCGTAAGGTTTCCGTTATTCACCGATTCTCCTTCTGTTTTATCCGGAAGTACTGCCTGCTGTTCTGTTGCCGCCGATTCTTGTGCTGCGGGTTCTTCCTGTTTTTTTCCGTAACTGCCCAACATTTTGTAAGACAAACCGACAAATAGCGGAATCAATAATATGATGACGGGCAATGCATAAAACCATTTTGAACGCTTGACTTTGTTTACCGTGTGAATTTCTGCGGATTCGTACAAGTCATAAACTTTTTTATCCAGTGTGTAGATACTGGAAAATGCACTTGATGCCATTTTTACCGGGTCATCCGCGCATACTTTCCATTCAAGCAGGGTACGCAAACCCATTTTGTTGGCCGCAATGTGGTAATGTCTTTTAACCAATGTTCGCAAGTTCTGATCTAAGAGTTTAGGACCTTGTGTCAATACAAATATATCTATGCCCTGATGCCTGTGTGTGTTCAGCCATTGGACGTTTTCGGGGATTTTCGAACCTGCGGAGCGTGCGGGCCATACGTCTTGCGCCTCATCGACAATAACGATTGCGCCGACGTTTTCAGGCTTCTTGATCCATTCATACATATCATGCGCCGAAAGCTGTTCATCGGTTGATTTCGGCAGCTTCTTTGCGTCTGTTTCTATGTGGGTGTGCGGTATCTTCAAACCTTTGATGTTCGTAAATACTTTACGGCGTACGCCGTTTTCATCTGGCTTAAACATTTCATCGTTTGCCATCATGGAAACCATTTTTAATGTTTTCCCTGAACCGGGCGTGCCGGTTATCAAACAGATTTCTGCCATTTATTTTTTCTTCCCGATTGAGGTTGCGAGTTTTGTCATTTGTTTAAAGGACAGAATAAAGGCGATTGCGCCGAAAAGAATGTTTAGAACAGTACCACCGCCGCTTATATAGAAAAGCTGTAACATTGCTTGAGGCGCGCCCGTTATGCTATGGGTTATCGCCTGTTGAAAATGGGCTGCCAATCTATCTACACCCGCATAGGTAACAGCCATCAAGCCTAATGCAGTCAATATACGGCCTGCGACGCTCATCAAGAGCGGAATCAATGCGGCCAACAATTTCATTTGCTCTCCCTTTCTTAAAAGGCACGTTTGCCTCATTAAACAAATGTTTCTTAATCTGAAAGATTGCTCCGCATT